ACAAACATTCCTCCTGAATTTTCTGTTACAGTTGCATTACTTCCACAATCAAAACTATAACTATTTGTATTAATAACTGTTATACTAAATCCTGAGCCATTTTCAAATAAAGAATAAACCAGGCCTCCAGGGCTTCCATCTACATTTCTAAAAACAACAGTATCATTTGTTGATCTTCCATGTCCAGGTTCTGTAACTGTTACAGTACTTGATCCTGAAGTTAAACTTAAAGGATTACCTGGTAGTAAACTTTCAGTTTCAGGCTCAACTCTTGCAGGTCTTGCATGTTGTAAACCTTGTGGATCAGCAACAGTTGGTTTAGGTTCTAATTGTGGTTGTTTTGGTTCAAATTCTGAAACATGTACTCGTGAACCATTCCATTCGACAACCATTTCTTTATATGGAAAAGCCATACCAGAACGATCTGAAATAAATTGTGCATATTTTCCGTTTGATTTAGACATTTGGATAATAAGTTTTTGGAGTTATAAATGTACTTGATGAAGAACCATCTTCTTCTAAAGCTCTTTTTAATTCATCTTCATACAACATTTTTAACATTTGAATTCTATCAGGTGCATCTTTAACTGCTAAATAATATGCAAGTCCAGCTACCATACAAGGTACGAATCTATAAGGTACATCTGCTTCGTTAGAATAGTTCCCGGCATCCTGAATCCTGCTAACATAATAATAATTTAAAAGGTTTCCGGCTTCAGTGGATCCTGGAGTTAAATATAAAGTAATAGTTACTTTATCAATAAATCTTTGTACAAAATATTGTGTTGGAGTTCCTTCTTGTGTTTTAGAAGATAGACCTTGATAATTTGATCTATTAATTTTTGTTAGAGAAAAATCAACATTAGAAGAATTTCTATAACTTGCTTCTAATATATCATCAACACCATAAACAGCTGTTGCATCAGAAGTACCATCAGCGGTTGATCTATACATTGTATATTCTGCTTGACCATCAACTAATGTAATTGAATTATTTTTTACTTCCCAAAAATGAAGACCTCTATTACCCCATTCTTGAAACATTATATTTAAAGAACGTCTTGCAGTTTTTAATTGATGACCTGAAACACCTTTTATTCCAATTCTTTCATAAGCTTCTTCTACAATATCTGATATAGAAAAACCTGATTCAAAAACTGTAGTTCCGGAAGTTGCCATTCAGCCTCCTACTTATCTATAAGTAATGTTGCACCCGCAATATTAGTAATAGTAGAAACTTTTATTCCTCCAGGAAATAAAATTCCATCTTCTGGAATATTAAATGCAAAGACATCTCCTGTTGGACAGTCTCCTTGGAATAAAGTTGTACTATCAGTATTGTCTTGTAAGATTATTGAACCTGCACCACCACCATTTGAAGCAAGAATAAGTCCTCTTAGTCTTGTTCTTCCAGCGAAGACAGCACCTGTAGCAGAAATTCTTACCGCTTTTACATCTGATTTCATATTTTATTTTCTCCGTTAAAATTTATGTGGACCCGAAGGTCCACATTAAATTATTTATTAAGCTGCTGCGATTGTCGCACCAGTGTCACATCTTTTCCAGTTAGAACCGTCGTAAAATGCAAGAATTGGATTTCCAGCAGCTCCATTTGAGAAATATGCGATTTGTCCTTCAACACCATCGGGTGCTGTAGCAACTGTGTAAACATTTAATCCAACAACAGTATTAGTGTTAAGTGGACCTGAAAATGTAGTGTTTGCCATATTATCCTCCTAGTTATTTTGACATAGTCTCTAGGCCGTCGACTATACTCGTCTATGCCAATTTATATTTGTATAGTGATAAGATTTATATACTAGATTTTAGTTGAGTGCAAGAGATCCCTAGGAATGATTAACGTTTCCAACGATGTAATAGTCCTAATTAACCAGCGTAAAGATGAATTTCACCATCTCTAGGATTGCTGTGGACTTGCTCTTCCTGTTGTCTGATAATAGATCTAATTACTATTTTGATCTCATCACCAAGAACAGACATTTCAGGTGTTATTTGTCCTTTGTTTTCAAGAAACAACTCGTTCCATCTAGACTCGAGTTTCAGTTTCTTTGCGAACAGTACCATGTTGTCCTGAGCCATTTGTAACCTCCTCATAGGTTATGTAAAAATCATTTCCAGTGCTTGTAAACTGGAGATCATTTCTTTCCCATTTTATATCAGATTTTCCTAGAAAGTCAATGATATGAGGATTGAGCTCATTTGCATCATTTATTTCTTTATCGCTTTCGATTTCAAACTTTGTTTGAAGATGTTTTGTAAAAATTTTAACTAAGTATTTATTCATGGTTTTTTCTTTCTATATTTCAAATGAGGCGGGATTGTGTCCCGCCTCAAATTTATTAATTATTATGCACCTGGTGATGCAAAAATACCTCTAAAGTCAGATACACCAAATGAGTATCTTTCTCTAGCTTTGTATCTTACGTTACCAGTATCGAAGTCGCCTTCCATTGCAGTTTTGATAGGTGATCTATCAAACATCTTCATACCGTTAGGCACGTCAGTGATAATGTAGAATGCATCTGGATCAGTTAAGAAATTGTTCACTCTGTAACCTTGAGGAACCATTCCCATAGAAACGATTGCATTGATGTCATTATCAGCAGTACCAACTCTACCTTGAGACTTCATAAGTCTTTCAGCAGTGAACTGAAGTTCAGAAGGGATAATCATTTTAACACCTCTTGCAGCAATTTTAAGACCTCTTTCGTCTGTCATTGCAGCAATATCGATTAATGATTGCTCTAATGAAGTTTCGTTCAAGTCGGCAGGCGTTGCTAATGTGTTTGATACAGTTCCACTAATTGTTGGGTGAGTAGTTGCAAATAATGCAGTACCATCACCTGAAGTGAATGTTCCAAAACCATTAATCAACGGATTAACCGCTTTAACTTGTTTTGTGTTCGCCATAGATCTAGCTAATGCTTTAGTATATCTACTAGCAAGTCTGTCATACAAGTTATCTTCAATCGCTTCTTCAGTGATTGAAAATGCTAAAGCTACAGTCTCGTGAGTGTATCTTGCAGTGTATGTCTCTTGAGCATTGTCAAAAGTTACACCAGAACCCTCAGCTTTTGTCTGTGCTTGAGCAAAACCTGATAACATAACTTCTTCTTCAAACGCTCTGTCTGAAGACTCAGTAGTGTATATTTCAGCATGCTGATTCTCGTAACGTTTATATTCCAGACCGAATAAAGCATTCAAACCTGGCTCTAGTTCTTTAACTAGTTGTCCTCGTGATATCGCCATAATTATTCTCCTTATATTCCGGCTGTTTGTTTCAAGAAATGTTCATTGATCGTAACGACCCAATTTACATTTGCTGATGTTAGATCATTATTATCAGGATCTTTAGAAACACCGATAACCTTTAATTGGCCATCAGTAGTTGCTAGATCTGCATCATCTAACTCAACTTTTGAAACATAGTTAGGTGCACTTCCCGCAGTGTACTCGATATTAGCTACATTACCAATATCAGTTTGTGCAGAAGCACCTGTGTTATTTGATTGAACCTCAAATCTTTCATAAGGGTCATCACTTACGAATCCAACAATGTCAGTTGCAGTGTTAGAAGCCTCTAGGTGATTAGCCCATGTAGGTTTTGAAGTTGAAGCGTCAGTATAGAATACACCGTTTAGTGAGCCTAATAAAACGTCTCCCGCTGCTGCTACACCAATAGTTCCAGTAGCTAACATTTCTACTGGGTCCCATTGATAAATAGCTGTTGCAGAAGCTGCAATATCATATTCACTTAAACCTTGATTGTCTCTATTCTGTCCGACTTTACCAATTGCTTTCAAACCGAAAGCGGCGTCTTGATTTGCCATAGTATTTGTCCTCCTTAGACATGGTTAGTTTAAGTGTACTCTGTTGGCTTAGAAATTCTTTAATTAGGATTTCTTAGTACCACCAAAAGTTACACGCGTTTGCCTATCAATATTGATCGGCATACTTGGGTGCTGTTCCTTCATTAAATCGTTGTCTACTGCCTCAACGTTGTCCTGAGCTTGTTGTGTATAATAGTCAGTACGTTGTTTTGCGATTTCTTCCGGTACCCTTGCCAGCACAAGGCCACCAACTCCGATCACTCCCTTGTATTTTCCGTCTTCCACAATTGGATAGTCCGAGTCTGGATATTCGTCAGATCTAACTAATTCATATCCTGATCTAATTCTTCCAGCGACGTTTTTAGTGTCTTGGAATCCCATAGATTCAACTCTGATCCATCTGTGTGTAAAACCTGTTGGAGCAGGGGGTGCATCTAAAGATGATGGTGGAGTCCAAACTTTTTTCTTTTCAGAAACTTTTTCTCTAGTTTGACTCGCACGCGAGGTTCGTTTGTCATTATTATTTTCCATATGCTATACCTCCTTCGTGATTTTTAATTGTTTCGCATATTCTTCAAGTGGCACACCTAATTTTTTTGCTATTGCGACTTGAGACGGTGTGAGTCTCACGGTTTTGCGACCAGTATTTGTACTTCGCTTCGCACTAGCTACTGTTTGTACGGGTTTGGTCGATCCTTCCCCTAAATTAGATCTATTTGTATCAAATTTGTGGGGGAATTCAAGTCTTATTCTCTTATCTATTTCAGAATAATACTCATCAGATTGTGGGTCATAACCTTCTTGTTCTGTCAACTTTTTATGTAGATCAAAAGCAGTATAAGTCATAGCCGTATCTTGTCCAAACCATGTATTTTTAGATGCCCATGATTCAGCCTTTGGATCCGGTGTAGGTTCTACTGTTTGCTGTCTATTTAAGTTGATTTCAGGTTTAACTTCTTTAGCTTTATTAGCATTAAACTCTTCTTGAGCCACTTTAGTCTCTTCAAGTTTTGCTTTTTTATAACCTAGCTCAGAAATAGCAGTTAAAGCTTCTGACTCGGCTGCTAGATCATTTGCTTCTCTAGCTGCTGCAAGTTTAGCCTGTGCTGCTTGGATTCCTGATGTAATACTGTCTTCTGTAGACTTCAGGTATCCGGGTTCAAGCTTCGAGATTTTCTTTTCAGCCGCTTCTTTTAATTTAATCTGCGCTCTTGCAAATTCAGCAGCGTCATCAGCTTGTCTCTGTGCTTCTCTCCATTTATGAGTTAGTTTAG